AAATCCCCCAAAGTAAAAGAACTTGACCAAAGGTCAATAAAAAATTTAGTATTCCTCTGAGGGCTCCTGATCAAAGGCGAATTCTCTGCGTATATAACGTGCAATTAAAAAAGCGTCGATCATCCCGTCATGGGGTTTAGATGCTCTTTTGCTTTTTTGCCAGCACTCATCTGGGGCGATCACGCTCGCTTTAATCAAAGCAGCTTTTTTGGTGTCGTGAGATCGTAGTAGATCCCCTAACATAGAGCGTTGCCAGTTCTTTACCTGAACACAACGGGTATCCCATTGCCTACTTTCAGCTAGTCCTAACAGTTTACCAAAGGATATCCCCATCGAGCGAACAGCTTGTGACGACTTTGCATGCCGCAATGGTTCCTCTATGGCGAATATAAATTCAGTCTCCAGCGCCATCGCCCATTCGTATACGGCCCGTGTGTCTACCTCCCGTTTTTTACAGCGGTGAAGTGTTGGCATTATCGTTTTCTCGATGACTGCTCCTGTCTCTTTTGAGATAGCGACCAGCCCTCCGTTAAGTCCGTTATCGATACCTATAATCACAACTCTCAACCGCTTTAGCGGATAGGATTAATCCATCCCCTTCCTGTGGGACTAACACATCAACATTTTTAAGTAGCATTTGGATGTAGAAAACTTCTCTAGCTGAGTTGGGTATAACAAGATAGTATTTCCCTACACGTTTTTCGAAGAGGAATGTGAACTCCTTTTCGTCTACGTATTCTCGAATTACAACAGTGGGGTTGTTAAGCTCCACTCTGTCTTCAAACATTACTCCTGTGAGAGATCGTCTAAGAAACATGGTGTCCCCTCCCAAAAATTAGTTTGCAGGTATTCATATTCGTATCTCTCGAAAGCTTGTTGTTTTGTTAGGTCGAAGTTCTTTTGTAAAATATCTATTGTGATTTGTTTGGAGTAGCAAGCAACAGGAGGTCTTCCGTATTGTTCGACTGTTCCAATGTAAGCATCTTCCAATCCGTTAAATAAAAGGATCGGGTGTTCAGGGTCTTCTTTTGTTTTAGGCATTTTCGTTTGGGTCAACATCGATTATTTTATCCTCATCTACTTTTTCAATCTTCACAGCACCGTTGCCACGGTCTGCTTTTGCGTTATTTAAGATACTTATATCAATTTGTAGCTTCCCAGAACCTCCCGCTGATTTAGCGTTTAACCCCAGATTTCTCCTAATTAACTGGTCTAACTCAGAAAGTTCCTTCACTGTTCGGGGCCCCCGTAAACTCTTTATGCTATCCCTCAGCAGTTTAATAGATGCCGCCGCTATATAGGACTGGTATTTATCTGCGGGAGAAGACTGCGACTGCGCTACTTCCATCAGATTTTTATCTTCTTCTAAACGGGCATCTAGCTTTGCCACTTTTATAGCCTCTTCAGTTTTACCCTCTAGGTCATCGTCTAACGCTTTTTGGAGCGGGTCTTTGTTTTCCTCTTCTTCAGGCTCGTCTTCTTTTAAAGACGGGTTACTTCCATGTGGGTCCTTTTTAGGTTTTGCCCCTTCGTCTCGCAACCATCTACGGAGGGTAGACACATTAATCCCAAGCTCCTTAGCTATAGTAACAAGCTTGTATTGCTGCTCGTACATTTCGAGTGCATGTTTAAGCAGCTTAGATTTTTTCGATTTGTGTGCCAAAGCAATTAACATATACTATAAACTTATATAGATTTCAAATCAAATGACCCAAACATTACGGATTTATGAACCAAGAATAGATTCCAATACATCCAAGATGGATGTGGGAGGTCATGTTATAAATGCAACCAATACAATTACTGGATTGCTTTACGGGTTAGCTAATCACGAAAGTGATCAAGCCAGAGAATATTACTTCTGGAGGCTATGCGATGAACTTTGGAACCATGACGAACTCCCTGAACCTTTGATGGTTAAGCACCCGTGGGCAGAGAGTATGATTAAGGCAGTAATAAAAAATAAATATGTTTCGATTGGTGGAGCTGCTTCGTCAGGTAAGTCACACACGATGGCCGCATGGGGAATCCTGAACTGGTTAGCTGCACCGAGGGACACGTTAGTTCTGCTTACATCAACTACGTTACGGGAGGCACGTAAAAGGATATGGGGCTCAGTGATCAGTTTGCTTACTGTCTTGGACGGCGCTCCATTTAAGATTCGGGATTCGATTGGTAATGTCGCTTATGTAAATGAGAACGGAACACTCATAGAAAAAGCTGGACTCAGTTTGATTGCAGCAGAACGCAGCAAGACAAGAGAAGCTGTAGGAAAGTTTATAGGTATTAAACAGAAGAACGTCATTTTAATTGCAGACGAGCTTTCTGAATTATCTACCGCTATCTTACAGGCGGGGCTTTCCAACTTATCTAAGAACCCGTCTTTTAGTTTAGTTGGTTTATCCAACCCAGCTTCCAGATGGGATGCTTTTGGTGAGTGGAGCGAACCCGCCCAAGGGTGGGATTCCATCGACCCAAACACAGAGGATAGCTGGAAAACAAAATGGGGTGGATTATATAAGAGGTATGACGGGGAAAGGTCTCCAAATATTCTGGCGGGAGAGACGCTATATCCTTGGTTACCAACGAAGGAGAAGATTGACGAGGATAAATCCCTGTTGGGTCAGGAGAGCCGTGGTTACTACCGAATGGTACGCGCTGTATTCTTTGATTCAGACGAGTCCGATGGTGTTTATACAGATGCAGAGTTAGTGAAATCAGGAGCTATGGGTACTATCGAGTGGCAGGGAACCCCCACACCAATAGCTGGTTGCGACCCCGCATTTACCAATGGAGGAGATAGAACCATTCTTTATACTGGTTATGTTGGCTATGATACCTCTGGTCAGTTTGTTTGCCAACTGGACGAGGCAATATCCCTCACTGACGATGCCACCAACAAAGCGGTCCCTCGATCCTACCAGATTGTTCAGCAGATAAAGGACGAATGCAAGAAAAGGAAAATAGCCCCCGTGGATTTAGGAATAGACTCCACAGGCGCTGGTAGCCCTTTGGCTGATATCCTTGCTGCTGAGTTTGGTGATGAGATTCTTCGTGTTTCATTTGGTGGAAAGGCTTCTGATAAGAGAGTTAGTTCTAATAGTAAACTTGTCGGGAATGAACTCTATGTCAACAGAGTCACTGAACTCTGGTTCGTGGGCAAGGAACTCTGTAGGACAAAACAGTTATACGGCATCAATAACGAATTGGCGCAGGAAGTTGTAGGACGTAAGTATGATATGGTCAAAGGATCTACCCTACGTATGAAGCTGGAATCCAAACCTGACTACAAGAATAGATTAGGAAAGTCACCTGACTTAGCTGATGCTGCTTTTATCTGCGTTGATGTTGCACGACAACGTCACGGACTGGTAGCTGTAGAGCCTCTTGATTCAGGAACCAAGGTACAGGGATCAAGGCGCAGGAGGTCTATCAAACAGCTATCAAATGTGTTGAGCAATCAACCACTCGCTTAGATTTGAGCGGTTGCCTTTACCTGAAATAGTAGTAAATTTACAGTATTATGGCAGTAGCACTATTAGAAAAAATTCGACATATCCCCAAATTAATAAAAGGGTTTAAAGAAGCTAAGAAACTTAAGAACGCAGCAGCCGCAGCTAGTAAATCTAAACCGCTACCAAAGACAAATCCTGTCCCAAAGGGCCAATCCCCTTATAAACCAACTCCACAGGGAGGAGGCGGTGGGGCGCGTACTAACTATAAAAAACCTTCAAGTACTTCACGGCCATCAACGGGAACAAACCCGAAAACAGGAACTGGATCACCTCAGTCTGGGTATAATAAGCCATCTGCCTCACTACCAAAAACACCAGCAGCTAAAGTTAAAGGTGCTGCTTCTAAAATCGTAGGTAGAATACCTACAGGGACAGCAACGGTTGGTTGGACAGCTAAGAAAGCTTTAGAGGGCGCAAAATGGGGAGCCCCAAAATTGCCAAAACTTATAAGTGGGGCGGGCAAACTTGCGAATAGAATGTTTTGGCCTTATATGATATATGAAGGGGGAAAAGTGGCCCGTGACTTTTTCAAAAAAGATGCTCCAGCGGGGGACAAAGAAACAGGAGTAGGAACAGGAAACGAGTGGGTTAACAATCCCCAAGGGTATGTTGAAGATCAAGGGGGGTGGGGACTTCCCGCTCCCGAGGGCAGTGCTGCAAGTGTTTCTACACCAACTACTACACCAACTACTACACCAACTACTACACCAACTACTGCACCAGCAGACCCTGCTGTAAACAAAGAGTTAAGGGATAAAATCTTTGGTGAACAAACTGACGAACGTAGTTGGGACGAGTTGATGGCAGACCCAAAGTTTGGTGGTAAACCAAAGGT